TGCTCCTACTTGCTCGGCGGAAAAATAGAACCCATCAGGCGGCTCATCAGCTTACCGGCGATGCGCCGCCCGATCCGCTTGGGGATGGCCTTGCCGGGGTTTTTGTGCGTCAGGGCTTGCAGGTCTCCGAGTATTTTTGCGAGGGCGTAGAGCTTGCTGCGGAACTTGCCGATCGTCATGGCATTGCCTCGCTCACCAATGCGTTCGCCTGGCTTATTTGATCGGAGGTTGCGAGCGTGCCATTTTTGCGCGGCAAGCTACTGACAAAGCGGCATATATTTGCTTGATCCCTTATTGATCGGGGCAGGGTGCAAATATGTATGAGGACGTCGGCGACCGTCATCATTTGGCTTGCTCCAGCATTGCTGCGGTCGCGTCGGCGGTTTCCTTGCCAACGAGGACAAAACCAAGGCTTAACGCTTTGGCTTTCCAGTAAGATTCGGTTTTCCCACCGGGGGCGAAATGGCGGTCGTAGCTGTAACTCCCCGGCAATTCTGCGACCTCGGGCCGCTCCTTAAAAAGCCTCCACATCTTGAGAAGGCTAGGCCCCCGTTTATTATCGACGGCCTCCCGGATCATTTGGCTTGTCGGCTGCAGCGCCCAAACTTTCTGGACTATTTTGATTTCAGGGATCGGGAGATCCTTGGCGATCATGCGCCAAACCCACCCGAAATTATTACCGCTTTCGGCCTCAAAAGCATATTCAAACCCCCCGAGCCAAAATGAGCCGACGATCACTTGGTTGGTGGCATTTTGGTTCTGAATGTCCACGACCGTCACCGACTCGTGGTCGCCCTCCGCAAGGGGGCAAACCCTGCTCTTGTCCCAAATGTGCTCGCAAATCTCTTCGGCAATGCGGTTCAGCGCACCGGGAAATTGCCCATCTATTTCGTCGGCTTCTTTGCAGTCGATGCCCATATCGTCGTCTCCTTTTGCTGCGTTTCGTCCGCGATAATTAGCGCACCACGCGCTAACGCGCAACGGGCAAAACGCATGGCGCGCTAATTTATTCCGCCGGGGTCAAAAGCCCATACCGCCCTGCACCGGCGCAGGCGCGGGGGGCGCAACGAACATATCCGGCTGAGCGTAGGCATCGCGGATGCGCTTGACGGCTATGTCGAAATAATCGGGGTCTAGCTCTATGCCGATGAATCTGCGGCCCTCTCGGACGCACGCAACGCCGGTGGTGCCGCTGCCCATGAAGGGGTCAAGAGCCATCCAGTCTTTCGGACATTTTCTCAGGAGGTCTAACATCAAGCTTACCGGCTTTGCGTGTGGATGCTGCCTGCCGTGGCTTTCCCAAGTAATGTTTGTATGCCGCAAAACAGACGTGTCTCGTTTTCCGATAAAGCCACGTCCTAAAACATAGATATTTTCATGGTTTGGCTTCCATGGCGTTGAAAGGTCTCCCATGCCTGCCGCATCCCCCTTGTCCCAAATGAGCAAAGCGTGAGCATTTGCAGGGATTGCGCGCTTCCAGCTTCCAAAAACAAGCGCCGGGCACTCGATAATTACCAAAGCTCTATCGCGCACTTCGGTTGAATTATCGCCTAAAATTTGAGTGCTTTGCCAAGACGAAGTCCACCTGCTTGAATGGGCAATCCCATACGGCGGATCGGTCAAAACGCAATCCACCGACCCCAGCCCCGGCATGACCTCAAGGCAATCGCCCTGAATCAGCCTGCAATCGCCAATCGTCACCTCGCGCACAATCGCGTTCATAGCATCGCCCCCACGCGCGCGGCCCATGCGAGCGCGCTTTCCTCCGACTCGATCACGGCCACCTGCCCCTTCCACTCGGCGTGCCACGCGACCTGCGCGGGGTTGAGCATCCTCGCGGATGGCGGTTTCGCGCCGTCTTTGATCTCCACAAGATGATTGACGCCATGCGCTCCCAGCATCAGGTCCGGCACGCCCTTGCCTACCGCGTGGAGGTGCTGGACGGAAAAGCCGAGCTTGCGGAACAGCGCCACGAGCGCGGCCTGGTTGGCGTCAACGCGCGCGCGGATCATGCCGCCTTCCTCCGCTTTAACAGCGCAATCGACGCCCGGACCTTAGCAATCGTCGCCATTTTGCATTCCCTCCCCAAGCGCAGGTTGTTGACGTAGGCCGCATCATTAAGCGCCATCCTCCCAAATTCGGTGACTGACATGCCGACGCGGGCGCAAGCGGCCTCGATCTCGGCGAGTAATTCGGGGTGTGCGATTTTGTGTGTCATCCCGCGATTATATTGGACGCTGGCAATATCGCAAGCGGGATCGGCCCTAGCGCGGGGTGCGCGGATTATTTTGCCCGGCGGTGAATTTTACGGTTGCGATATTGGACGCGGCCAATTAACAATAACGGACGGACGTAAAAACGACAACGCAAGGAGACTGCACATGATCCCTCCCTCCTACTACGGCGCAGAACCGGACGACGACGAACGCGCTTTCGACGCCGCCGCCGGAGTCCTCGCCGAAAGGCTCAAGGCCGCGAACAAGGCGATCCGCGACGCCGCTCGTATTGCCCTTCCCGCCGTCGCGTTTTTGGAATCGCTCGGCGTTACGGTCAACGGCTATGACCTGAGCCGAGACGAAACGCTGGCGATGCTCGGCGGTATCAGCGCGAGCGCAGAGGCCGACATTCTCGACGCCTGCGTGCATAACTACGCCACCGCGATTGACGCCCTGAGCGGCCTGATGGGCGACGCTGAGCAAGCGCAGGCCGACGCGATTGCGCAGGGCGAGGCGATTGACGCCGCATACAATGGAGACGCAGCATGACAAACTCAGGAATCAACCGACTTTTTGACACTAGCCACCTTTTCGAAATCGTTGAGGTCCGCAGGTTTTGCGGCGGTCAGGTCGCGGGCCTTGACGTCAGCGTGACAAAAAACACCGATGGCAATCGGGTCGTGCTTGAGGATTTCAGGCTTTCACCGCTTGAGGCGCGCAGCATTGCCGCTGCGCTTCTCGCCGCCGCCGACGCTGCGGAGGCCGCATCATGAGCGCCCGCACCTGGCGCCACGCGCGCCTCGCCGCAACCACCGCAGCCGAGGCCGCGCTTGTGGCGCTCCTCGTGGCTGGGGTCTGGTTTCTGATTTTGGGAGTTGCGCCATGAATAGGTTTGTTTTTGCGTCACGCCTGCTGTCCGCGCGAAAGCGTGCTGGCCTGACGCAGGCTCAGCTTGCCGAAAGAACGTCCATCTCGAGGCAGGATATTGGCCGATATGAAAACCGCAAACACGTGCCTCTTCACTTCAGGCTTGTGGGCATTTGTCGCGAGCTTGAAGTGTCGATGAACTGGCTTTGCGGCGTTGAGCCGCTTTCCCCCCCCGACGACGAGAAGAAGGACGACACGCCATGACCGTTCCAGCCCCGATCCATAAAACGTGCTGGACCTGCGACACGCCAAAGCCGGTGACGGCGTTTCACTGGCGCAACCGAGCGCGCGGCGTGCGGCACTCGTCCTGCAAGGCGTGCCGGTGCGAGGACGAGCGGGAGCGTTATGCCGCCCTGCCCTATCCGCTGGGCTTGTGGAAGGACGACGCGCGGCACATCCCGGCGGCCACACCGGCGAGCGTGGTGGACCCTGCGGACGCTGAATCGTTCATCAAACAGTCAGGGCGAAAGTGCATTCACGAATACTCTCGCCCGCCGGCGGATGACCCGTTTTTCCTCGACCCATTCCAGCGTGAAGCCGACCCTGACCCGATGGGAGACGGTAGCGCCTGGGGCTGGGTGACGGTCGCCACGATAGGCGCGCTCGTGGCGCTGGTGGCAATCGTTGCGTGGGTGACGGTATGAGCGCGCACACCCACGCCAAGCTGCACGCCGACCTCGGAAGCGGACCATTCTCAATGGACACGCTCTACGCCGTGACGCGCCTGTGGAAACCCCGCTCCAACAGCTACCACATCCGGCGCACGATTGCCGGGTTTGTCCGGCGCGGCGACGTGCTGGTGATCGGAGTCGATGCGCGCGGTCGGCGGGTGTTTAAGTTGCCGGAGGTGGGGCCGTGAGCAAACCCAGAACCCACGACCTCTTCAGTGAAGACGAGGGCGCCATCCCGCCGCCCGTTGTTCGCAGCCTGTCGATGAACCAGCGCGAAATCCTTGACGGCATAACCCTGCTTCACTGCGGCGGAGCCATTGAGTGCGATCTAACCTACGGCAACGGCTCGTTCTACAAGGGCCGCGAAATGCCGCGCCACTGCTTTGATATCGACCCTAGCGTGTGCGGCCCCGGCGTGATCTGCGCCAGTTCGGACGCGGTGCCGCTAGACAGCGGCGCGGTTTCCTCAGTCATGTTTGACCCGCCATTTCTAACTTACGTTCGAGCCGCACGCGAGGGAAACGGTAAGATGATTATGGCTAACCGCTTTTCAGGGTATTGGACATATGGTGAGCTTCAGGCGCACTATACCGCGACTATAATGGAAGCCTCGCGCATCCTGTTGCCGGGCGGCGTGCTGATCGTAAAATGCCAAGACGTAATCCACAACCACCGGATGCACTCAACGCACATCAACGTGGTCGGATGGGCGGCATCGGCGGGCCTTCGCCTTCTTGACCTCTTCGTGTTGGGCGCAACGCATCGCCTTCCATCGCCGAACCGCAAGGGAAAACAGCGCCACGCGCGGGTGTTCCATTCGTTTTTTGTCGTGCTGAAAAAGGAGGGCCGCGCATAATGGATCGCCGCTGCCGCTACCACCGCCAGCCCGACCCGCGCTTTTTCTTCCTCGCCGTGGTGCTGGCGTGGATGGGCGTAACTATTTTGCTCGCGTGACGGATGAGGCGTTGCGCGCGCCACGGCCCGCGTGCATATTGGGCGCGGGCAATATAAGGAGACGAAACATGACCAAAGATCACTCGTTGCGTGTTGTGCTGGTGACAGACGAGCTTGGCAGGCAGGCTTACAAAAAAGCTCCGTTAGGGAAATGCTGTGTAGTTTTGCACGGCAGCCTTGAGGATGTTCAGCGCGTCGCAGCCCTGCTTGGCAAGCGCGTTCTCATTGTCGAGGATCAACGCAATGGGGGGGAGGAGTGAGCATGAACATCCCCGGCCCTACCGAAATCCACATCCGCGCGATGGCGGCGATACTGTCGGACCCCCAGGTTTGGCATTCAAATTATGGGCGGCTTCAGGCCATCGCCAATGCCGCCACCAACGGCGGCGCGTCGCGCAGGCGTGTGACGGGGACAATCAACGCGATGCGCCGCGAGCGCGGTCTTGAGCCATTAACCAAAGGGAAACAGTGACATGACCGATAACGACAACGAAATAATCGCCAGCCTGAAGGGCTTTACTCCGGGGCCGTGGGTTCTTGACGGCAGCTATCGTAATTATCTATGTGGCTTTTACAACGATAAGGGCGTCATTTTCAACTTTGGCGATGAAACACCGCACGATTCTCAAGCGGGCTTGCCCCCGTCAGAAGAGGACGCCGCCTTGATCGCAGCCGCTCCCGACCTCCATCGGATCGCAAACGAGCAGGCCGCAGAGATCAAGCGGTTGCGGGATGCGCTGGCGAAGGGCGGGCATTGATGACGTTCTTTCCCATAACCGAGGCACGCGGATATGAAATCTGGATTAACCCTGACTTCATCCGAGCCGTCTCCGCAGACAGCGACGAGCCTAACTTCACGAACATCTACATCGGCGACGCCATGTTTAGCTTCAAGGTCGCGGAGCAAGTCGGCGACTTGCTGGAACGGTTGCAAAACTTCAAATCCTAAAATCCCCGCCCCACCCGACTGACCATCTAAAAGGAAGTCAACATGACCGATAACGAAGAACTGCTTGACGGAGTGCTTTTCCGGTTTTGGATTCGCGCCGGTAGCTATCCCGGCGGCTGGCCAACGGACTGCATAAAAGCGATTTCGAAATGCACGACGGAAAGCCAATATCGAATTTCTTTGATTGCACTTGCAAATAGCAAGGGGGTCAATCTGCCCAACCCTGATTTTGCGGATGACCAGGCCGCAGAAATTAAGAGGCTGCGGAATGCCTTGGCAAGCGAACGGGACAAATACGAAGCCCTAGTGGTTGTCGTTAAAGGCTATCAAAACATGCCGGGCTTTTCGGTCCACCCAATGGTCGCGGCGCAAATGCAAAGCAGGGCAAAGCCCTAAATAACAAAAGCCCCGCCCTTTGGCTTGCCTCCCGGATCGGTGGAGGGGCGCTAGGGCGGGGCGGATGAGGCAACGATAGCATAGGAGAGACGAGCATGACAAACGCGAACGAGGCGCTGCGCCGGAGCGATGATGCGATGAGGCGGATCGAGGCGTTGGAGGATGATCTTGCACGCGCAATTCGGCGCATCAACGCATTGGAGGCGCTCGTTTTGACGTCCTCAGCGGAGTTGGCCAATCTTGGAATCACGCTCGCCAACCCATTCCCCTAACGCCTGCACTCGCTCGCCACACGCCACAAGAGCGCCCCGATCAAGCGCCCATAGCCGCAGCACGTCACGCGAGGCAAGGGCGCCCGCCACAGGCTCAGGGGCGGCACACGGGGCGGTGAGAGCCGCAGGCGGAGACGCCAGCACGCCGGGCGATACCGGCGACAGGGACGCAGTGCAGCCGCCGAGGGTGAGGGCGGCGAGGATTATAATGAGGGCGCGCATTGTGTGGGCCTCGTGAGATGGGAGAGACGGACATGACGACGCTTATATCAACAAAGCTGCGCGGAGACGCCGAGGAAGCCGAGGCTCGCGGCGACGCTTGCACCGCAGAGACAATGCGGGAGGCTGCAATGGTCATTGAAAGGATGAGCAAAGCGCTCCGGCAGGCCGCGAACTTCTTTGAGCTTGCAGACGGTGGCGGGCATTACTTGCGCCACAGAACGCGCGAGCAATACGCTAATATTTGCCGGAGGGCGGACATGTCATGAGCGTCCCCCGCGCCCGCCTCGTCGGCCTCGCTGCGCTTGTCGTCGCGGCGCTGGCGATGATCGGGGTTTTAGCGCTGGCGCTTTACGGCGCGCAGCACGTGTTGCAGACGATGGTCACGTGCCCTAACGCCCCACCGCCCTAAGCGCCTCCACAGCCTCAGCGCCCAAGCATGGCCCATCGTCCTGCACCGCCTGCGCCGCGTCCCTCGCCTGGCGAGCTATCACGGCCTCCCGCGCCAAAGCAGCGCGAGCAGCGTCAGCGCCAGCCCGAGCAGCCCATTGCGCGGACTCGGTCTGGCGTGCCACCTCAGCGGATTGCAGCGCCTCGCACGCGGCCTGTCCGCTGCGGTAGGCGCGGTGATCCACCCACGCCAGCGCGAGGCATAGGGCGAGGGCTGCGGCGGCATACGGGCCGAGGCGGATCGCGGCGGGAAGGATTGCAAGCATGTGCGCGTTGTCCTATGATCGGCAGGCGTCGCGGTAAGCATCTCGCCGCGACGCACCAGCGCCTCATGATCGGCTGCAAGAGCGCCGCCGCCAGCAATGGCCCGCCCGCAAGGGGCGGATACTCAAGGCGAGCCGAGTTTCCGCCGCGCTTAGGATTGGGAATCACCCGGTCGGGCGCGGCGGTTTTCGTTTGCGCAGAGCAGCGCGTTGCGGTAGACAATAGCGTGGTCGCATGAATCCAAACGTTGTCAGCCGTTCGGATAAGATTCAAACGACACATGGCCTCGGACGTTGTAGCGTCCGGGGCAAGTCCTTCGAAGGGCAGATGCAAGGCGTTGAGCGTCCTGCATCAAACGGCCTCGGACGCTTCCAACGTCCGGGGCCTTTTTCTTTTCACCGCCAGCCCGCTGCCCACGCCTTGAGCCGCTCACGCATCACTACGGCAAGCGCCACGGCCACAAGCGCCAGCACAGCCACCGTGCGCCAGTCCGCAGAGAACGCCGCTTCAGCCGCCGTCGCTACCGTGGCAAACCCTCCGATGCCTGCCGCCTGTAGCGTTCGCGATGCAGCCGGGGAGGCGCGATCCGGCGACACGGGCCGCGATGCGGGGACCGGGGCCTCCATCGGGGCTGTGGTGTCGTCAGTCAGCCACAGCGCGATTTCCGCCTTGCGCCGGTTGCGCAGGCCGTTGCTGTCGGTCTTGCGCTTGGTCACGGGGTCGGTGACTTTGATCCACCGCAAAAGCTGGCCCGGAACCTCGTCGTAGCGATCCTGGTTGAGGAGTCGCACGAGCGTTGACTTGGCGACCGCGCCCGATCCGACATTGAAGGCCCACGAGACAAGGGCGGCGTGCTGCGTTCCGGTTATCGGCGCGGTCACGTTGCTCTCGATAGCGGATTCGGCAATCGCAAGATCATCCCTGAGGAATTGATCCGCCTGATAGGCGTTTATTCGATCTCCCATCTTAACGCCATCCGTGTGGCCATAGCCAATAGTTGGATCGCCTGCTGGGCATAGATAGGCCGTGAGGTGCCGACTTTCCCACGCCTTGATAAGCGTAACGCCCGCTTCGCTGGTTCTCATCGGAAGGCCTCCACCGCAACCGGCGCGCTATTCATGCCCGCAACTTCAATGGCAACCGCGCCGAATGATAACGCGAGGACGATGGCGGCGGCGATTGTCTGAGTCATTGGGGGCCTCCCGGTGGGGTCAGTGTTTCAAGGTAGAGCTTCAAAAGGGCGAGCAGAACCGCTCCAAGGACAACCCACACCCGAAGGTTTATCTTGTCGTGCAGGTCTGCATTCTTTTTAATCGCCGCCTTCATCGTGGCCAAGTCGCTGTCAATGCGCCCTCTCCATTGATTAAAGTCAGCCCTTCGGTTTTCGTCGTCGCTCACGGAGCCACCCCGCGCATAGTCGTGCGCCGCGCGTGATCGCCCGAATTATGAGATAGCCGAGAGTCAGTTCCGCGATGGCGAGCAAGCCCATAACGCCCCAGGCCCACGGCGGCATTGAGGTAAACACGCTCAGGAGCGCGCTTTCCACGTCGAGATTGGGCGGCAAGATTCCAGTCAATGCCATCCCCCCCAATGCACGATGCGCCTAAGGATGCGGATAGCACGGCAAGCCAAGCGCGCGCATACCCCAGACAGGTGACGAAATCGTCATTCATCGCGCGTCCTCCCGAAGATAGCCGCCGACATGATCGGGCCTAGAATGACAAACGGCGACGCGATCAGCCACGCGACCCACTGCCCTGCCACCGCGCCACCGACCACGACCGCAACGGCCCCCGCGCCCGTGGCATAGGCCGGGAGGTCGCCGAGAAGCCAATCACGGAGCGTCCGCGTTGTCGGGGTGCGCAGGTATTGCGCCGCTTCCCACACGCCGCCCCATGCGCCTACGGTGAGCGTCACGGCCAGCCAAGGCGGAGCGCCAAGCGCGAGCGCGCCGAGCGCGGTCCAAGCGGCGATCCAGCCGTGTGATGCTTGGTTTTCCGCGACCGAAGGCGGCGTCGGGCGGGTGTCGCCGTCGCTCGTGCGAAGTGCGCCGAACAGGTCTCGGATGCGGGCGAGGATCATGGATCGCTCCCCCACGCTGGCATGTCGCGCTCGGTGAACGTGTGCGCCAGCCGAAGGCCCACCATGGCATTTTCGTATGGCGTTCCGACCAGCGACACAATCCACCACGTTCCGTCTGGCGACAGGGCGGGGGCGGACCAGCGAACGGTCCGCTGTGCCGCTGGATCATCAAGGCCCGTGGCGGCGTTTCGCGACACAAGCTCGTTGTTGGTGATCGTAAATCCCAGATCGGCCCAATAGCCCACCGCCTGCGCGTCAATGTCAGCCGCGCAAGCGTTCGCTGCGGCCTCCGTTGTGAACTCCAAGATGCGGGTCATGTGATGTTCGTCCATGATGCGTCCCACTTCGTGCCGAGATATGCGCCGAGGGCGTTAAGCTCCGCTGTCGTGGGTGCGTTCATTGCAACAAACTCGCCAATCAGGCCGGTGTAGTCAAAGACTGCGGACCCCTGATAATCGCACAGCCTGATTTCGGACCACTCGTCTCCGCCGACGTTTGTGTTGGCACCTCGGACAACGACAATGCTGGTCGCCCCAGTTGTGCCGGTGTAAAGCGCGCCCCTTGTTACGGGAGAAATCGGCACGCCACCGATGAATGTTGAAGGGGAGTCTGATCCGGAGCCTGATCCAACGTGGGGTGCCGCCGATGACCCTGAGTCAATAATACCAACTGCACGGCTCGTCCCGCCCCCAGTGAGCAAGATGCTGCGCGCGTCAGTTGACCGGATCACAAACACAAAGGAGGATGACGCGCCGGGCATGAAATCCGGGTCATTTGCCAGAGACTTATCGTCCGCCGCGAAGTTAATCGCGTTCAGGCCGTTGAGTCCGGCGACGCTGAGGCTGGGGCGGTTAGCGCCAGTCGCCTGCACCAGCTTTGTCGTGCCGCCCACCCTATCGCGGACCTCGGAGATTTCCCCCGACGTGGCGCTGATCGTGGATGCGTCCGTGGCGTCGAGCCAATACACGGAGCTTGCGATTGTGGGGATAGCGGGCGCCTCAGCCCCGCCCCCGCCCCGCCGCGTGAGGCCCACGCCTAGCCCAAGTGAAAAGCTCATGCGTTGCTCCTAGCGCGCCGGGTCATGCCCGCACCTTTGACGACTGGATGGGCGTGGTTCATCTCAAAACCCTAATGACAAGCCAACGACCGCGCCGACATTTACGCCGCCGTTGCCATTGGACTCAATCGCGGGGGCCATGAATAAATCAATGCCGTCCCTGATTTCGTAACCGACCCGAACATACGGCGCGACAGGCATTTCAGTATATCCGCCAACCGCGCCCAACTCCATGAACGCGGCGTCATGCTCAAAGCGCAGCCCGATATAAGGCGACACTTTGCTTTCGCTGTTGAGATAGGCGCCAGCCACGAAACCGCTATCATGTCGCAACTGGACGTGCGGGTGAATTTCGTTGTAATCACCTGTCATGCCGATGTGGTGACTGAACGCGAGTGCTAAGATTAACTTCATTACGAAATCCTAAACCAAAGAGCTAGAGGACTGTCATTTGAAGAAGAAAAAGTTGCATACTCCCCCATAAGACTCCAAGTTCCTGACGCAGCGTTACCTTTTGTCAAGGATGTGCCAGTGCCGCTTATTGCGGCAAATCTTAAAAGCGAGCCGTCTGCCGTGCTACCTAAAGACCTAGCTGTCCTGTTGTCGCCAACTTCTTGAAGAAGTGCATATGACCCCACCCCGCCTGCCGTGACTTCAGCCACAGACTGCACCCCTAGGGTCGCCCGCTGCGCCGCTGTGTCTGCATCATCCAGCAAGGCCAAGCCCGCTGCCGTAAAGCCTCCAACATCCACGCCATCGACTGTAGTGCCGGTGATCGTGCCGCCGGTGATCGCCACAGCGCCCGCGCCCTGCGTGGCAATCGTGCCAAGCCCGAGCGCCGTGCGCGCCGCCGATGCGCTGTTCCCGCCCGTGCCGCCCGCCACAATCGGGCGCACCGTGTTCGCGTCGGTTTGTAAATCGAGCAACGGCGTATTATGTTGAGTCGCAGTCGCGTCGTCACCGTCAACCACGATGGACCCCGCCGGGAGGACGTATGCGCCAGCGCCGTTTCGTGCCATTAGGAGGCTCCTGTGTTCAAGTGGATTCTATCGACCCTTGGGATGATGGTAGGCGCTAGCGCGTTTGCGATTGCGTTTGGCTTTGCGGGGGCTTGGATCAAGCCGCGCGTGCCCGAAATGCCCGAAATGCCCCGAATAGTGGTTTCCGTCGATGGAGAGTCATACCACATCAGCGGGCCATGGTGAAGCCAGCGCCACCACTCTGAATAAGCGCCTCAAGTATCCGCTTGGTGTTCCCGCTAATGGCGCTGTTTCGCGCCGCGCCGGTTTGGCTGTCCATCAGCGCCTTGACCACGGCCTGCGCCTCGGGGCCTTGCGTCGTCAGCATCCGCGCAATGTCGTCAAGGCTCTTGCCGCTCGGCAAGCCCACAATCGCGTCAACGGCCTCGTTGATCGGCTGATACATGGCATTTTTAGCGCGTTGCATAACGCCCATTCTTACGCCGTCAGCATCCACCATTGGCGCAATTTCTTTTTGCGCTTGGATTCTGGGGGCCGTGGGTGATCCGCCGATAACCGCCTGCTTGGTCCCCTTGAACGCGGTTTCAGCATCGGCCTGCTTTTTTAGCTTTGCCGCAGAGCCTTCGCCAAATATCAGGTCGATTTTCTCTTGGTTGGCGCGCTTGTTAATTAGGTTGATTCCCGCGCCGCCCTCACGAACGCCGTTTGCCATTTCAAAGTCCAGCGCCTCGCGCGCCGCCGTCCGAAATGCGTCTTTCTCCGGCTCCGAAAGGTCAGACGCCCACCGCAGGCCGAGGTCGTCCGCGCGCGATCCGCGCTTGAGGAAGTTTGCGCCGTCCTCCGCTGCGTCGTCCAGCGCCTTGCTGTCGGCCCAAATCTTGCGGGCGTCCTTGTAGCCGGGCAGGGTGTCAAGCTGCTCGTCGAGGTCGCGCATGACCGCCCGCAGCGTTGCCGCCTCGCCAGCCTTGCCCGCGATTTCAGCCGCTCGCGCTTCGTCCGAAAGCCTCACTCGGATGTTGTGAACCACGATGGGGCGCGAATCCTCGGCCAAGTCCGTCGCAATGCCCCGCAGGCTCGAATATCCCGCCGCCCGATCAGCAATCGTTGACTCGATGCGCTCAAGCGACGCGCTTACGTCCAGCGGCGTCGGGATGGCCTTCGCCGATTCATAGAGCGGGCTGGCGTCACGATTGCGCGACATTTCGCGGACACGCTCGGCAAGCGCCCGGTTTTCAACAGGCCCGCCTACATCGTCCATGGCGCGGCTCAGCCTGTCAGGCGTCGCCTTGTCGCGCCCCGAGAGCGCTTGCTGCAATCGTGCTGCGCCCTGCCCTGGATTGCCAGCCACAGCGCCGCCGACGGCCTGCGTGTTGATGCCAGCGTCAAGCGGCATTGCGTCCGGCCCGAGGTCGCGCAAATACTGCTCAATCTCCGGGTTGGCCTGCGCGTCGCGCTGAAACGACCGCGATGCCGCACGCGCCGCGCCGCGCGTGTATCCGAGGTCGCTAACCGCGCGCCCAGCCGGAGCGGCGGTGTTGCCCACCATGCGACCGATGCCCGTGGCGGCAAGCGGGGCCAATGCGCCAATTCCTCCGCCCGCAATGAGAGGCCCAGGCTCAAGCGCCTTGTCGGTGCGGTTCGAAAACCCCTCCATAACCGTGTCGCCCTCGCCGCGCGCGAACCCGCCCAGCGCCGCAGCCCCCGCGCCAGTTGCGCCACCCGCAAGCATCTGCGTGCCAAGCCTCGCGCCTTGCATTCCCTTCATTGCCGCGCCCATGGGCAACAGCGACGCAAGCCCGCCGCCCACCACTTCGCCGCCCGAATACGCGCCCGGAAACGCCTCCTGCGCGGCGCGGTTGCGCCCCCGCGTTCCGTCTAGGGATTCCTGATATGGCGAGCCGATTGCGCCGCCTGTGAGCATATTGCCCATGCCGCTTGACGCCGCCGAAAGCTCGTCGCCAAACCCCAGCGTGACGCCCTGCGCCGCGCCGCGATACATGGCTTGCGTTTTGCCCATGGCCGCGCTGTCAGCGGGAGCCGATGCGCGCAGTTGCTCAAGCGTTGCGGCCTCCTCGGGGCGAAGGTCGCCCATGGCTTCCAGCTTTTCTAAAAGCTCAAGCGCCCGGCTGTTGTTGCTTGCCGCCGCATATGTCGGTTCGCTCATTTCGCGCCTCCTTGTGCAAGCTCTGCGCGAATTGACTCCGCCGACTGGACCTTGCCATACATCTCGGGCTTGGCCTCGCGCCGCGCCCTGAGCTTGTCGCGCAGCGCCTCGTCCGCCTTGCGGAACTCAGCCACCACTTCGCCCTTGGTTTTAAGGTCAACGCCGAACCGGCCAGAGATTTGCGCGATGGCATAGTTGTGTTCAGCGATAGACCGCATACCGAAAAGGATTTCGGCGTTGCCGCCCGGCTTATTGACGAGGCTCGGAACCGATGCGCGGAACATTCGCACGTCACTGTCTGACATATCGCCCGATGCCGGTGGCTTTTGCGCCGGGATTAGCTGGTTAATCAACGCCGAAGCGGCCTGAGATGCTCCGCCTGTGATTTGTATGCCAAGCGTCTCGGTCGCCCACTGCCCCCACGCTTGAGTGCTTCCGGTCCCGGCTTGGAGCAAAAGCCCTTCAAGCTGGTCAAGCTGCCCAAGCTGCTGTGCAAACTTGCCGCCGTTGGCCGATGAATCCGCAAGGGCGGTGCCAAACTTCGCCATATTAGTCTTTAGGCCCGCAGCGTTTGCCTCGGCCATCGGGTCGGGAGGCGGAGCGCCGTTGACGGTAACGCTCGTTCCGGGCGACCCCGCTTGGGTAAATTCGAGGAAAGTCCCGCCAAACCCATTTTGGCGGGCGAAATTGTAGTTTTGAACGTCGGTTGTTTGCTTGGGCGGCTCGCCGCGCTCAGCCGCTCGCACCTGAGCCTGAAGCATCCGCATTTTAAGCGCCTCGCGCGGGTCGCCCCTGGCCATCTCCTGTTGCAATTCCCGCTCCAAGACGGCCTGCTGCCCTGGGTTTGCAAAGCCTGACCCGAGAAGCTCGGCGATTTGATTGATGCGCGATTGATCCGGCCCCGTAGCGCCCGCAGGGGCGCGCATGGCGGGCTGCCCCCCCATCGGAGCGCCGCCCATAGCCGGAGGCGCAGCGCCGCCCTGTGGCTGGCCTTGTGGCGCGAGCGTGTTGACGTAATTCTGCGTCTCCGGGAAATTCGGAATGCCGCCCGCACTGGCAACCGCGCCCGGACCCGCGTTGTAGGCCGCAAGCCCAAGCCGAGGGTCGCCACCCTGCTCGCGCATCATGGCATCGCGGTAAGCCTCCCCGAATGCCACGTTTATCTCGGGATCGCGCAACAGCGTTTGCAGCGTTACCGGGTCGTCTCTCGAAACGTCGCGGCCCATGGATCGCGCCATGTCGAAGATGTTCGGCACGCCAAACCCTGGGTCTCGCGCCGTCGCTGGCATAACCTGCATTAGCCCGGTCGCGCCCTTGGAGCTTACGGCGTTCGGGTCGCCGCCGCTTTCAGTCTGAATTTGTCGCGCGGTCAGGCTTTCCGGCGTAAACGTCTCAATCGGCGCACTTGGAACGGGCGCGGGCGATGGCGCGAACGAAGTCGCGGCGGGGGGATTGGGGGCCATTAGCGCGGCAAACGCATCATTGACGCCCTTGCGCCCGGCCTCCTCAGAGCGTGACGCCCGACGGGCCATAATGACCCCCGCGATTGCATTGCCGATTTTGCCAATGCCCTCGCCGACGTTGCGCGCCTGCGGTCCTCCAAACGCCATTTGCTCGGCAATTTTGCGCTGGCGCTGCACCTGCTCAAGCGTCATGCCGGTGTTGCCGCCGAAAATGTTACTCATGGTTTCACCCCTTCGGCGTTGGCATCATGTAGGCGCCGCCGATTGCGCCGCCCGCGCTAAACAGCCCGCCCATGAGCGAATTATAAGCGCCCATTTCCTGCTGGTAGTTGGACTGCTTTTGGGCAAAGTTTTGATTGACCAAGCCCGCCACGTCGGTCGTCGCGGCTCCGCCCGGCATGACCGTTTGCGTCGCCGGGTTGCTCACCTGCGCGCCGCTCATCAGCGCCGTGATTTCGTTGATCGGCTGGTTCCGCTCCGCCAGCCCCTCGGCAAACGCCTGCCCTCGCCCGCTCAAGAGAAGCGAATTATAAGCGTCATTTTCCTGCTGGCCCATCGCCGACATTTCGCGCGAATAAGCCTCAGAGCCGGGCGTGATGCCCTGGTTGGCAAGCCGCGACTGCAAGTCGTTACGCCGCTGCCCCATGATCGGGTCAAGCCGCTCGCGTCCCAGCCCCATTAGACGCTCCTCGGTCGCCGAGGTGTCGAGGTTCATGCCTTCGCCGAGGTAGTCGCGCAAAAACCCCGATTGGTCAGCCGCCGCGCCCGCGAGATTGGTTTGCGCCATCATCGTTTGATCGCGGATAGCCTGCGCCTCGGGCGATAGCGATTGCGTCGAAGTGTATCGCGGAACCGTATACGATTGCTCGGTGAACGGATCGAAATACGAATAATCGCCCGTCTGCTCATAAGTTAGGGAGCCGTCGGGCGTATATTGATCCATCATTTTCATGGCGTTGTTAGAAACAGCCGTGCCGATGTTCGTGCTCGTCGCTGCCGCCGCAGTCTCACGCGGATCGGGCGGCGTTGGTGCGCTAGGTTTGCCCATGGTCGCAGCCTCCGTTATTCAGCGGGCTTTCGGCCCATTGTTCTGCCGTCAGCGTGGCAAGCACGCAATCGCGTCCCCGGCCCATCAGGCGAGGGATTAAAAACTCATCCGATCCGAGCGCGCGCCATATCCGCTGCGCTGGCGTGTCGGGTCTGTATCGAGCGACAACCATCTGGCAAAACCCGAACGGATAGCCGAGGATCTCCGACATAACCGCCCGCGTCATCCAGTGACGGCTAGTCGCCGCCGCCGAAAGCTCGATCACCTCGGATTCTGGCGACCAATCGTGATAGACAACGCCCGCAATTAGCCCGGCCCGGCTCGTGACGCCAATCGCTCGCGCGTCACTCCACCCGCGCTCGCACCCGTCAACCCGCTCCGCCACCCAATCGGCCACAACCGCGTCGCGGCCTATAAGCAGCCTCAAAGCGGCGACCCTATTTCAAACAGAATTTGCGTTGATACGATTTCAAACACGGGATCGCTTGTTTGGCTCGACGTAACGGAAAAACCCGGCGCAAGCGCATATCCTCGCGCGCCAACCGCTTTCCACACGGTTTTGACTTGTCGCGCTGTTCCGCCGCCCCAAACAAACGCGCCCCACACGATGCTGCCCCAACGAGTGCCATCCCCAGCCCCAAGGGGCGCAGGCGCGGTAATCTCGCCAACCGCATAATCTCCGAACGCGCGAGCGGTCAATTCAAAAGCCTTTCCCGACCTCGCAGAAACAGCGATGCGAGATGCAATTTTAAGAAGCCCGTCATTCCCGCCCTGCGCCTTTGGGATGTAGACGCCGGAATATTGCACCCCGTCGTCTGTGCCCCCCGAATAGGCGCGATAAACCGCCCCGTCGTCGCTGCCAAAATACAGCCGGTCATTGCTAACCGTGCCGCACCGAACATCCCAGCCCGTGAACCGGCTCCACGCGCCCGTCCGAGCGTTGGCGATAAACGCTTGTGGCGTGCCGCCCGCTGCCGCAGGAACGCCCACCAAGAGCATCGCCCCGGATTGCCACAGCGTCGCGCTGATAGGAAAAGACCCGGCGCGGCGCTGCACTGCCACCTGCCACTCGTCCTGAATGGGAAACGTCGTGGCGTCACCTTGAAGCGCGGCCCGATCCTTGCGCAGCGCGCCCGCGACTGAAACGATTCCGTCCTCGGTCAGTATCGCTAGATCACCGCCCGCGCGGAAGTTGGCGTGCTTGTCCAGCGGTTCGCCGATATCGTAAACGCCAGCAAGCGCCCACGTTGCTGCCGACCCGGGGTTGTTTCCCTCGTAAACCGCAATCTCGCCGCCCGACGACACGAACACGCAAACGTCGTCAATGCCGTCGCCCGCATCAAGCGACCAAGCGCCCCCGAACGAAATCGTTCCACCACGCCGGAACACGCTGCCAAGGTCAAGCTCAGACGCCGCGCCGCCAATGCTTTCGGTCGGGAGATACCAAGCGCTCTGCGTTCCCTTTTCCGCGAAGAAAAGGCGCTCCTTGAACGACCACACTTGCGTAAGGTCGCGCGTGTCAACGTTAGTAATGGCAACCGCCGAAGCGCTGGCCGTGCCGCTTGGAATGTTCGCCACCGCCGCGCCCGCTGCGCTTGTGATCGCCTCGTTGTCCTGAAACGTCCCGGTGATTGCGCCAACCTTCAAGATGCCCGCTGTGGCGGTTGTCGGCGCGATGCCGATGATTGCCGCCGTAGCGCCGGACGTGCCGCCTGTGACCGTCTCACCGGGCGCAAAGGCCGCCGTGAGCGCGTCGTATGTAAGCGCGAAAACCTCAGCCGCCGCAATGGGGTGCCATGCCGTGCCGTTGAAGTATTGCGCATAATCCGTGCCGTTGACGGCGACCAGAAACTCACCGCCTGCGCTAGACATTTGAACCGACGACCAATCGCCGGAGCTTGTGCCCGTGACGGCGGGGACGGGCGCAGCCAGCGGGTCAACCACGACCGAGATGTTGAAGATGCCCGCCGCCGTTGATGCGAACAGGCTTTCAGTTGCGCTGCGGTAAGTCATCAGCCGCACGACTGATGCGCCCAAAGTGGCGTATTTCACCTTTCCCTTGCGTAGCTCCGCGCCCGATGCGGTGACAAAGAAGTTATCCAGCACTTCGGCGGCGTCTGCGGGCGCGCCTAGCTGCGTGCCACTTCGAAGCCATCCGCGAACCGGGGCGGGAAAGGTGAAAGTTGAAAAACTGCTCATCAGGCTCTCGGAATAAAGCCGGGAACGGGAGCATCCCAAGGCCGCATCGCAGGCTCTTCGCCGTAGCTGATAGTCCGCCGCCCGCGTGTGTCGTCGCTCATGCGCTGCATATACATTTCGTATTCGCGTTGCACGTCATCATAGGGAAGCCCGTTGCGGCGACGAAATCGCCAAAGAATGCCCGCCTCAAGCAATCGGCGTGGAAGAAGCGCAACGTCGCCCGCGTCGGTCAGCGCCTCCTTGAACGCGCCAGCGCTTGAGGCAATCCAATTCTGCGAAACATAGGAAACGATCATTTCAATCGCCGCCGATGGCTCTTCATAGAACGCAATCGACCAAGCGCCATCGTAGCCGCTAAGCCGATAAAACCGCTTTCCGCCGGTTGCGCCTATTTCCTTGATATTGGTCCACTCGCCGTCCGACGTGATGGGCCAAGCACGCCGCCGCGTGGTCGTCGTCTCATAAACCGCCAGGTCGGACCGCGCCAGCCGCCGGAAGTCGGTGGGTAGGGCATAAACCTCGCTTCCGTCCGACGGAATCGTGTATTGCCTGCCGATTGGCGTCGGCATATCGAAGCGGTCAAGAACGTCCTCGACCGCTTCCAAAAGGTAGTCATCGCGCAGCTCGATATGGTCAAGCGCGGTCGTAGTTAGCCACGAAGACGGAACCGTAATGCTGCACTGACGCGCGGCGCGGCTCAAGATATCAATCACAAGCGTCATGGGTTAAGCCGCCTCTGCTTCGGCTTCGGCCTTCGGGGGGCGTCCACGGCGCTTCGGGGGCGTATCTTCGGCGCTGTCGGCCTGCATCTCGCGCAGCATTTCCTCCATCGCGGCAATCCGGTCGTTAGCGGCGGCAAGCGCCTCGGCGGCGTCCGATCCACTGCGCCCGTCAAGGAACGCCCGCGCCAGCGTCTTGAGCCTGCGCGAATCCACGAACGGCATTTTTTGCAGCGTGCCCTCGCTCGCGTCGGCAAGCTCCTCGACCGTTCGCAAGTCCAGTTTCCGCAGAACCGCGACCTGTTGCG